TTTAATGTTTTCGCATGAGGAAAGAACACAAGAGTAAGACTGGAGGTTTAACTGCAAAAGGCAGAGCACATTTTAAAAGAACAGAAGGTGCTAATTTAAAACCACCAGTAAGCAAAGGGAAAAACCCTAGACGTGTTAGTTTTGCTGCAAGATTTGCTGGAATGAAAGGACCTATGAAGAAAAAAGGTAAGCCAACAAGAAAAGCATTAGCTTTAAGAAAATGGGGATTTGGGAGTGTAGCAGCAGCTCGTAAATTTGCTGCAAATAATAAGAAGTCATAGGAGGACTATATTATGCCAATGGGTAAAGGAACATACGGGAGTAAAAAAGGTAGACCACCAAAAAAAGGTGGACTTACAGCAGGTCAAAAAAAATTACCAGCTACACTTAAAAATAAAATTATGAAAGCGAAGAAAAAGAAATGAAGAAAAAACCTGGATTATACGCAAACATACATAAAAAACGTAAAAGAATTGCAGCAGGAAGTGGCGAGAAAATGAGAAAAGTAGGATCTAAAGGTGCACCAACTGCTAAAAATTTTAGAGATTCTGCTAAAACTGCTAAAAAAGGGAGAGCATAATGGGTGGAGTTTTTAGAGCAGTTCGTAGTGTTTTTAAAGGAGTTACTAGAGCTGTAACTGGAAAGAAAAAGAAAAAACGTGAGCAACCTGAACCAGTACAACCAACAACAGCTACAACAGCAAGAACAACACAACAACGAAAAGCAGCACTTGGTTCTGGTTATGGTACTAGTGGACAAACTATTATGACTGGCACAACTGGAGTAGAAGAACAAGCACGAACTGGTAAAACTTTGCTTGGTGGTGGATAATGATAGAAGTAGTTGCTACTGAAAAATGGAAAGACAGATGTTACGAATGGATAAAACCTAAAGCACATTTATATTCTGATAATGAAAAATTTTCTTATATAGGAATTATAGAAGATGATAAAATATTAGGAGTTATTTTGTTTTCAGATTATGATGGCAACAATATATTTGTTCACGTAGCACTTGATACTCCAAGAGCTTGTCAAAGAAAAGTTATAAAATTAATGTTTGATTATATTTTTAATCAAGCAGGTTGTGGTAGAGCTACTGCAACTTGTAACAATAGTAACGAAAGAATTAAAAAATTAATTGAAGGTGTTGGTTTTGAACAAGAAGGTCTTATGAAAAATGCAATGCAAATAGATGATACATATGTAGACGCAGCAGTTTACGGAATGTTAAAGGAGAATTGCAAATGGGTATGAAACCAAAAATACCAAAACCACCACCAGTAGATACAACTTTACGAGATAAAGAATTAGAATCTGAAAGAAAACTTGAAGAACAAAGGCAAAAATCTTTGCAAATTGGCAGAATGGGCAGAGCTGGAACTATACTTACAGGTGGCGAAGGTGTAACTGAAGAAGCATCAGTTGGCAAAACTATACTTGGTGGTAGTTCGAGGAACACATATTAATGGAAGAAAAATTTAATTATATAAAAAAACGAATAAACCAAATGGAAGGGAGTAGAGGTACTTGGGAAGATCATTGGCAAGAAATACTTGACTATGTAATGCCAAGAAAAGCTGATATTACTTTTAAAAGAACTAAAGGGGAAAAAAGAGCTGAAATATTATTTGATTCAACAGCTATTACTGCTAGTAATTTACTTGCAGCTAGTTTACAAGGCACATTAACATCACCATCTTTACAATGGTTTAATATAAAATTAAAAGAAGAACAATTAAATCAAGATAGAGGTGTGCAACTTTGGTTAGAAGATTGTTCTAAACGTATGTATGAAGTATTTAATGAAACAAATTTTAATTCAGAAGTACACGAAATGTATCTTGATCTTGTTACTATTGGTACTGGAGCATTATTTGTAGAAGAAGGTAACAAAGGTTTTGTTGAGTCAAAAATACATTTTAACACAATGCATATTGCAGAATATTATATACAAGAAAATGTACAAGGTTATGTAGATACTCTTTATAGAAGGTATAAACTATCTGCACGACAAGCAGTACAAGAATTTGGCGAAGATAATCTTGGTGAAAAAGTGTTAAAAGCTGCAAAAGAAAAACCAGATAAAATGTTTAATTTTATTCATGCAGTAGAACCATTAGAAGATTACGAAAGAGCATTAGGAAAAGCAACTACTAAATTACCATTTCATTCATGTCATGTATGTGAAGAAGATAAAATGATTGTTAGAGGTGGAGGGTACAACGAGTTCCCTTATCTTGTACCTAGATGGACTAAAGCAACAGGCGAAATATTTGGACGTTCACCATCTTATAATGCGTTACCAGATATTAAAACATTAAACAAAGCAGTAGAAATAGGACTTAAAGCATGGGCAAAAGCTATTGACCCACCATTATTAGTACAAGATGATGGTGTTATAGGTAGAGTTAGAATGACACCTGGTGGTATTACTGTTGTAAGAAATGATGCAGCAATAAAACCTTTACAAATTGGTAGTAATTGGCAAATAACAGATTTAAAAGAAAATCAATTAAGAACAGCAATACGTCAAGCATATTATTCTGACCAGTTACAATTACAAGATGGTCCACAAATGACTGCTACAGAAGTACAAGTTAGATACGAACTTATGCAAAGATTACTTGGACCAACACTCGGTAGGTTTCAATCAGAGTTTTTAAATCCATTAATAGACAGAGTTTTTGGAATTATGTTTAGAGCAAGAGCATTTAGACCACCACCAGAAATAATGCAAGGTCAACAGTTAGATGTTGAATTTATTGGACCATTAGCACGTTCACAAAGAATGGAAGAAGCTGTTGCTGTAGAAAGATTGTATCAATTAGCTATGGAAGTTGGACAAGCTGACCCTAGTATATTAGATTTAATTGATAATGATAAAGCTATAAGAATGAGAGCAACATTATTAGGTGTACCAAAAAGTGTATTAAGAGGAGAAGATGAAGTTGAAGAAATTAGAGAGCAACGTGCAGCTCAACAACAACAAATGCAACAGCAACAAATGATGGCAGAACAAGCAAGAGCTATGAAAGATGAAGCATCTGCAATGCAAACCTTAGCACAACCCGAAGTTGACCAAGCAGTACAACAAGCTAGTACAGAACTTGAAGAAACAGCATAATGATAGATAATGCAGATAAACAATTAAAACAATTAGAAGGAGATTATAAAACTACTTTTAATACAAAAGAAGGCATAAGAGTTTTAGCTGATTTAGAATCAGCTTATTATCATAGGAGTTCTTTTAGTAAAGACCCTTATGAAACTGCTTTTAATGAGGGGAGTAGAGCAGTAATTGTCAGAATAAAAAATCTTATAAAAGGAGGAACAAATAATGTCTGACGAACAAATGACCACCGAGTCACAAGATAGCCCACAAACAGAACAAAATTCTGGTTCAGTGCTTGGGTCTAGTACAGTAGGTGATAATCAAAATTGGAAGGATACGCTGCCTGACGAATTGAAAAACGACCCTACACTAGAAAATTATAAAGATGTTGAATCACTAGCTAAAACAGTAGTGCATCAACAAAAAATGATGGGTAATAGAATACCTATGCCTAAAAATGATGAGGAAAAAGCAGAACTTTACAGCAAGTTAGGTAGACCTGACGAACCTGATAAATATGATTTAGCAATTCCAGATTCACATAAACAACATTTTCATGATACAGCTTTAAATAATTTTAAAAATGTTGCACATCAAATTGGTTTAAACAATGACCAAGTAAATGCATTAATTGATTATCAAGTTAAAGAATTAGATGCACAACAAAATTTAGTCAATGCTGGTTCAACAAATCAAAAAGAAGAAGTTGAAGCAGGCCTTAAAAAAGAATGGGGATATGATTTTGATAAAAATTTAAGAGCTGCACAACGAGCAATGCAAGTTTATGCTGATGACGAATTAATGGATTTAATGAACACAGAAGTAGGAAATAATCCTGCTGTTATAAAATTGTTTGCTAGATTAGGTAAAGATGTTACTGAAGATATGGCACAAAATACGCAAAATAATCCT